GTCGATGTGCGACAGGCGCTTGGTCAGCGGCCCACGCAGGGCGTGGATGTGGACGCAGTGGCTATACGGCGTCTGCCGCATGTCTACGGCGATGTCTGGCCCGTAGCCGTTTCCCTGGCCCCAGACGTGTACGGTGGCAACCTTGTCGATCAGTGAGTCGATGAGTCGGGTGTGAAATTCGGAGCCGATCATCAACAGGCACTCGTCGTCCCACCGCAGCAACTTGGCGTTTGCCTCGTTCTGCCAGTGGCGCACTCGGCAGTTGAGCGCCGACAAGATGATCTCGCACATCCACTCCCCGAAGTTCAGTGGGTCTTGACCACCCAGCCAGCACCACAGCAGAACATCGCGCTTGCTAGGATTCATTATCGGCTCTCCTTGGTCCACCCGTGCCCGGATAGATAGCGTTCTGCCTCGACGGACGGCACGGGGGATGTGCAGAGCGCTCCGGCAGCCACGGATGCGTTCAGGAGTTTTGCGGCGCCAGAAGTTCCGGGAAACACAAGCGTCTTGCCGGCGCCCATGTTTCCGTGGATGCCCCATGGATCTCCAGCCAGGAAATCCCCGCCGCACGAGACGCGTGGGCATTCCCGGCACCGTGTCGAGACGAACCGATAGTTGTCCCATAGTGGAGGCCACGGTCGGAAAATGGTTTTCCCGCTAGTCGTGACGATCTCGGCTACACCGGGCCACCCGCTTCCGCGATAGCGCAGGGACGCGACATCTTGCTTCTGGACGCCAAACTCCGTCAGGATGTGCTCGCGCCAAGATGGGTGCGGCACCTGATTGCAAACCAGTTCGATGACAACCAAGACGTTCTTGTAGGCGCCCATTGTCTGGCGGTGTCGAATCACCTCCACCTGGCACGGCAGCGCCACGACAGCGCAAGTCTTGTCGCTTGGGATTGCCTGCAACACGGGCGAGTAGTCGTAGACGCTGTTTGTCTCTTCGTCTTGAATCTGCGACAGATCGCTTGTGCAGATCGCCTCCGCCACGAACGGGGTTTTCATGCGCGTCACGACGGCGCAGTCAACCAGGCCGGTGTTCACTGCCCAGGCCAGCATGGCTTTACAGAACCCTCCGCTTGATGCCGCCATGCGCACGGTAGCGTCGGAGGACCACGCTAGCATAGCCCGTGGATTCTCTGCCATGGCTATCGCTTTCGGTATATGGCGCGGACCAGGGTGAGTTGGCCCTCGGAGTAACGGTCAGCGAGCACCTCGTCGCAGTCGGCAAGCAAGGCCGATACGGGAACCGTAACGCCTTCCTGTGTCCCCCTCTGCCCGGAAATATAGAGGCGCCCATCCTCGTCTCGGAAATCCCACTGATGCAGACTCTCGTACCTGTTGAGCAACCCGCACATGAGGTAGTGCTTCAGGATCATGAATCCGCCGGGCGCTAGGACGGCCTGCATTTCCCGCAACGCCCGGATCGGATGGTAGCTGTGGTCGATGGCGTTTCTGGAATAGACGACCCACATGCTGTCTTGGCGGAACGCTTTGCTGAGATTCTCGGCGCTGACGGTCTCGGGATCAATCGGCAGCGCGAATTCCTGCTCCTTGGCGATTCGGCGGAACTCCTCGGCGAGCGGGTCGGCGTAGAGCCGACGCACCTCCTTCCCTGTGATTGTCTGGCATCCCATGCTAGAAAGCATTCCGCAGCCGACATCCAGCACGGGCACAACATCCCGCGGGCAACGCCCAACCGCGCCGTCCACGTCAGAGTCCAGCGGCTTGGATTTATCCATGCCGCCGGCAAACCAGTCTGGGTGCCACTCTCGGAAGAGTTCCCAGAACGCTATCTCGCCTTTCAGCCCGAGTTCCCACCGCTCTTTTTGGTCCACATCAACTCCCCCTGATTGTTTCTACCAACTGGTCGAGTTGGGCCTCTGTGTGGCGCGGCGTTTGGTTGTCATTAGGCTGATAACACGGCCTATCGTCCAGGTCGGCCGGGAGCACGCCGCGAGCGATCATGTCCTCGTAGTGCATGATGAACATGGCGTTGCACATCACGGCGGCCATGTGATCCTCGTCATCTTCTCCGGCGAGATATGCCTCAGCGTGTCTCAGGAGTGACGCAAGACAGCGTGTGATCGGAATACCAGATTCCCAGTTACGGTCCTGGTACTTTCTGGCACCGGCTGCCAACCAGTCCCCCAGCCTACGCAAGGCGAACGGGCTGATGAGTTCGAGGCGCGGCTTGCCCGCTGCGCAGTCCCGCACCGCTCCCGTAGAGAACTCTTGTCGCTCCCCAGAATCGTGCATCATTGCTGCACCAACTCCTTGTATCGCGTGAGGAATGCGTGCTCTGCCACCACTGGCTGCCAACTGACAATCGGGCCTGTGAGGGCATCTATTCCACGGATGCAATCCCAAACATGATTGCCGTGGTTCAGTAGGTCGCGCCGCTCGGTTGCCAGGAGGACGAGATCGGCGTGGTGGATTGATTCTGGCATGGGCCACGGCAGTCCGAAGCGATCCGCAACCGCCTTCAACAGTCGGCACTCCATGTCTCGGTAGCTTGCCAACTGGACCTTGACCGGGCGATTCAGGTCGTTCAGATACGCCTCTGCCGCGTCGTGCAGAAGTCCCCAAAGCGCATCCTCATCGGGGACGATCTCCGAGACCATTACGCTGTGCTGGGCCACGGAGAAGTGCTTTCTCACCGCGCCGGTGTACCGGCAGAGGAGAGACAGGTGGTGGGCCACATCTTCGATGAAGATGTCTTCCGGCAGCGGGTCTGCTGGCCAGAACATCCGACCCGAGAACGTAGTCATCCAATCGCCGTTGCGTTTCATCGCTCCTCCTGTTTCACCAGTCTGAATCCAACCACCCTGCGAGCATTTCCGGTTATCGTTGGAACCGTGGTTATGGCACGCTCAAGCCACCCGTTTTCCAGGCCGGTGCGCACCCACGCCGATCCGGCAGCCCTTCCTGACCCCATTCTGGCGCCCCACTGCCCAGCGGTTAGCGCATTGGAAGATGGCTGGTAAGCGCGGTTGATGGCAGAGATCCACTCCTCTACCGTGATGGTGGCGCTCATAAGACAACCTCCCCGGGGCGATCCAGGTTAAAAACCTTGTGCCTCGTATAGAGGTCTTCATCTCCGCACCGCATCAAAGATCCTCCAACCTGCGGGAGCGACTGCCTAGCCCCGGCGATCTTGTAGGCGAACGGGGTCTTTAGTTGCCATGCCGGTGTTGTGAAGACGGTGGCAAATCCCTTGTGGGTTTGGACGCGGACCTCTGCGTTGCGGTGCCGGTGACTACGCGCCACCCAGTCTGGCGCCTCGTTATTCCACCGCCCAGCCTCGACATATGCCTCTGTAAGTTCTCGCATTAGGGCCGTCGATTCGTAGTGCATACTTCCGGCTGTCCCGATGTGATGACTGATGTGCGCCAGGCCCTTTCCGATCCGCACCCACAATTCATACCTGGCGTGCTGGCCATCTTCATTGGGGATCGCCCCAAGAGCCCTGGCCAGCAGTTCCTCTTGCTCGCCGCTGGGTCCGACGTGCGCCTCTGTTCCGCGAATGTGGTAGTATCGGCCTTCGCACATTTCGACGACAGGCCCGAGAATCTCTTCGGCCTCTGCCTGCTGCGCGGCGAGGTTCTGCGTCCACTGATGAACGGCCCCGTGGTGGCGCCCGTCCATGGCATCACCGTTCATCACCACCGCGAACGGCTCTCCTCGGCATACTTCGGGAACCCACTCGCCCCAAAACTCTTCCCACCACGACCACATCTTGAGAACGACAACCGGAGGGCCATACCTACCTCCGTTGTCTGTGCGGGCGGCGGTTGGTCGGCACAGGCCCATCTCATCGCCGATGTGTGTGTCACTTATTACGATCAGGTTATTGACGGGCTTTCCCACTGCGAATCCCCTTCGTCAAGCGTGGCGTTTTGTCCAGGCTGTGTATGCCTTGCTGTGGCATTCACCCCAAAGTTTAGAGTGATTCCCGGTTTGGTCCATCTCCATGGCATGTCCGTATTCGTGTATGAGCGTCTCCTCCTGAATTGGAAGTGGATCGGTGGACTTGATCGAGATGGTAATGAATCGCTCGCTGTCGGATAGGTTGCACGATCCGTGGGCCTTCATGGCAACTACTCTTAGCTTGACAGACCGACTAAGTGGCAGGTCTTCTAGCAATTCGTCGAGGGTGTTGCGAAGAATTCCCATGGCTCATCCCCCCAGCTTAACCCGGTACTTGGATAGCACGGAGACGCGGTTGCTCAGCGCGCCAGACTCCACGGCGGCCTCGATCACGATGACCCCATCCGCCCGGCGCTGCTGCCCTCGCAGCACTTGCTCTCGGAGTTCGCGCACGATCAGATCCATGTAGCGCTGATTCCGAATCTCCATCTCTGGCTGGGTTGGCATGGGGATTGTTGCCGGTGAAATTGGATCGGCTGGCTTGACTGGCTCTGGGTCGAACACGGCTGGCTTCCTTGCCACGGCAGTCTCCTTGTTATTCGTAGTACACCAATATGGCCATGACGAGCATTGCGCCTGCAAGGCCGCCCAGAACCGCACCAAGGATGAAAGCGCCGGCGATCATCGGAGTATTGCCAGCAGTTGGCTTTCTTGGAGCACGACGACCTTGCTGTCCTTGTCTGCTGGGTCCAGAAGAACCATGTCTCCCTGGTGCGGCAGGAGCACGCGGTCGCCCACCTGGACCTGCATGGGGAACCGCTCGTTTGCCGGGCACGTAACGCCCGAGATGAACCGGAACGCCCCCGGACCCCTGGCGATAACCGTTCCGAAGCGCGGTGACTCGCGCACCTTGTCCGGTATGGCGATCCCTCCAGACGAGACCTCCTCGGGCTTGTCCTGCTTGACAACAACGCGGTCGCCGATGGGTTCGATGCTGGGCATCTTCATCGTTTCTCCTCCTAGTTGGGATTCAGATAGTTTTGACCAATCCTGTCGTGTAGCGTCGATGACGGCGCGGTGGCTGGTGCCGGGAAGAACCGCAGGATGCCATCAGCCCCAAGGAAGACGGCTGCCCACGCGAACGATCCTCCTCCAGCGGGTTCCTGGCACCACTCCGGCAATCCATCACCCTCCAACCTGAGTATCGTTACGGCCCTGTCGAAGCACTCGCGATTTCCGGTTATGCGTATGCTTGGCGGAAGGCGCGTCGCGACCGCAAAGATCAGGTCGTTGTTCAGTGCTGCAAGGCACACCCTGCGCGTCACGCGATCTCCTCCTTCACGAACCCGATCCACCTCTTCGTCGGCTCGCCACTGTACCAGAACTGCCGGATTCCAGGAAAGGTCAGTTTTTCGCCAACTCCCTTTCGTGTCGCATAATCGCCGCTCGCAGGCGGTAGGCGAATAGGTGTAGGGCGGCTACCTCTCGCACAACAGGAAGGAATGACTTCCAGTCACCTAAATGTCCGAGGTCGAAGTGGTGCAGCCGGCAGAGGGTGATTAGATTCTTGGTGTCTAGTTCTAGGTCGGGATTAAGGTGATACGGAACGCAGTGGTGGACGTTGAGGTCGGTGGTTCCTCCACACGCCTCGCAAGTCGGGTGTTCCTCCAGATAGGCGTGCATGACCTTGGGCCACTGCGATGCACGACCCTTGCCGGCGACAACTGCGCCCGGGTCCGGTATTTGCAGCGCCTCCAAGATCAGGCTGCTGATTTCACGGCGGCGCTTTGCCATGCTCCTCCTCGTTGTGCTTCTGCTCTCCATCCATGGCAGCCAGTCTCGTTGTCCACCGAGACAACTGGCGCATTGCGGTATCCTCGTGAGGTCCGCCCACCGACATGATCGTCCGCTTGGCGTCTTCGATCATGTCTACCACCAGGGCTCGGTACGAATCGCTCATTCTGGCACCAGGGCCTTGAGTTCGGGACGGAGTTCCAGAAGGAAGTCGATCTCGCCGCCGGGCATTCTGTTTGCACACCTGTGAGCGCGGGCATAGGCAAACCCACCGCCCATGAGGCGTTGCTCGATCAGTTCGTGGAGGGCGACGTGGAGCCAGTCCTTGACGGGCAGAACCCAGTCCACCAGGATCATGTTCCTGGGAACAAATCCCCACCGGAATGTATTGGCCCCCACTATTAGGTCCGGGGCGTCGTACTTGATCCCGAGGGCATCCATGTCCACGGCCCACACCGCCTGCTCATCGACAGTCCCCAGGAGAAATCCTTCGATTCCGGGCTCATAGGACGTTCCCGGCGACGATTCGCGAGGCGCGCCGGCGGTCTGTGGAAGCCCAAGCAGTTCGCGCTTGGTGGTGGCGAGCCACTCTGGAGTGATGATCTTGGTGGCCATGGCCAAGTCTTCCTGGGTGGGTCGGTCTGCGCTCTGCGGCTCGTGCGATGATTCCTCCAAGCCCTCCTCGGCTCGCTGTGGATTGACGCCAGGACCGGGCTCTCGCCCCGCTGGGACGCCCCTGGCTGTTGGCTTGCCCATCTTAGGCGCTTGGTGCGAGCGCTTGTCTCCGTCGCCACCAGACGGCGTAGCGGCATTCTGGGCGGCCGCTAGGGCAGGGGGCGGGTTGGCCTTGATCCGGGGCATCTCTACATCGGGATCAAACCCGCCGCGCTCGCTCATCGTCTCGGTCGAAAGGGCGCCGTTGCGGATGTAGATTTCGTCGGCCTGGGCGTCCTGGATGCGGTTGCGCTCAATGGCATTGGGGGCCTGGACGCCGATGGTAACTTGCTCCAGGACATCATCTGGCAGCCGGCCTCGGTCTGCCGCCAACTGCAAGGCCCGCTCGAAAATCTCGATGTCGTCGTCGATCAGGTCTTGCTGGCTCGCCCCGACTGCCTTGTCCATCGGCCCCTCTTTTACTAGGGCCCCTGCGAAATTTGCGCCGCTATCAGCCGAGAGAACAAAGTCGGCGAAACCCAGGGCGGCGGCGGCAGATTGCAGGTCTGTCTTTACCGAGTGGACGATCTTGTCCGTCTCGATGTTTTGGGTGGGAAATTCCCACGACCGCTGGTCGTTCATGTCCAGGAAGCTGCCGTATGGCAATCCGAAGGCGTTGAGCATCTTGTTCCCTGCTCCAACACCCTGGCCAGCGCGGTTTCGGTTTAGGAGTGGCTGGAGTTGGTTTAGGGTGGCGTTGACTTGCTTTCGGATCACTGCCACGCGGGCTCGAATGTCCACCAACCTCCCCATGCTGGTGGCTGTCGAGAGAGCTTGGGTCAATGGGCCTCGCAGGGCGTATGTCGTGGGGACGCCCCGCGGGCTGGACATATCGACGTTGAATTTGCGGTGCTGGATTTGGTCGGCCGGGATCATCGTCTGCCAGGCTTCCATCTGCTCGGCAGACAGATCGGCGCCGTCGTGGTTGAGTGGCCGGATGAAGTAGCCCACCGGCTCCTCGTAGTCTAGTTCGTTGAACCGTATTCCGAACCACACCCCGTCTCCGGCCCCAAAACCAGCCAGCTCCATTCCGTTCATGGATGGATTCTGGAAGGCGATTGGCTCGACGAATCTGACACGCAAAATGCCGTCCGGCCTGTCGGTTCGCAGCCGCAGGAAGTATTCCCCGTCCCGGTCCCCCCTGGTGAGCTTCTCGCCCTGCCGGCGCCGGTACTGGTTGGCCTTCAGGAAGTCGTTCAGTTCCTTGAGCACCCTGCGTGCCAGGGCCTTGTCCACAGCCTCCCCGGGGCTTCGTGACACTACGGAGTAGGTGTGTCCCGGCCCGACGTTGTACGCGATCCTGGCGTGTTTGGCGGCCATCCAGTATGGGTTGAGCCGGCAGAAAGCGCGGCTGGCGGCGACGATCAGCCTACGCTGCGTCTCCATGATGTACGCCGTGGCCGTATCGGACGGCCTGGTGTACGCGAGCGCAAGAGCGGTTCGGAAGTTGAACCCCCCCATCGCCAGTGAAAACTGATTTGTGTTGTCTTCCCGGTCGAATGTTTGGGAATCCGCGAGGTCCGCAAAGTTCATCCAGTCGCCGCCCCACGACTCGCTGAGTGCCTGGAGTTCCTTTTCGGCAGACTCGCGCAGGGTACGGACCTCGGAGGCGATGTGCTCCAGGTCGATGTCTGGGTATTGTCGGGCCATCCTTGGCCTCCAGTGCTATGTTGGGATGTTTGGGGTACTTGTTAAGTTAGGCAAATCGGATACGACCTCTATACCTAACCGTATTCGGCGAACTACTTTGCGCTACAGCACCGCAACTCTGTCGTTGGACCACCCACAGTGAGTGTGGATCATACCGCACCCGACTCATTCAGGATTCGGATGGCCCCCTCCCCCGAATCGGGGGCGTCGTCGTGAGCCGAATGGGGGAAGCTCTCAAACTGCGTCAGCGCGATCTTGGTGCCCTCGCTTCGCTTGAATCGAATCATATCCTGTGCCAGGTACGGAGTCAGCTTCCTGATCCGGACTTCTTTCTGCGTCCCGTGTGTAGGAACCAGGACGACGGGCATCAGGATTCTCGCTGCCTCGGCTCGATTCAGCAGGTCGTCGGCGAGGACGGAGCCGCCGAACTCGGACTCGATGCCGAACCAGTCCGGCTTGAACTCCTTCTGGATCTCAATGGCCCGAGAGGCCATGCCGCTGGCGTTGCGTGTGTTATCCATGTCGAAGTCGAAATACAACATGCCACGCGAGTACATCAGCATGGCGAAGCATGAGTAGTCGCCGCTCTTGCCACCGATGCCCTTGGACGAGTCGAGCATGACGACCCTGAGCGCGTTGTCGTCGTGCGGCCAATCATCGACCATTACCTGCGGGCCAAACCACTCCTGCGGCCACTCGGCGCCCTCGACGCAGACAAATTCACCTTCAAGCTCCTGCCTCGCCCGGAGCATCCCACCCTCGCCCTTGCCGTACTGAAAGAGCAGGTTCTCGTAGTATTCCGGAGGATTGAACGGGTTGTCGCGTGTGGAGGCATGAACGAGCGTGACGTTCGGGTTGGTTTCGTCGCCGAAGACGCGGTAGGTCCAGTGATCCTTTCCTGCCGGGGTGAACGTACCCGACAGCCACCCCTGCTTTCCGCCCTGCCGAAGGCGGCCGATCATGATGGAGAAGACTTCCTCGTTGGTCCCCTGGCACTCGTCCATCCAGCAGCCGCTCAGGCTGGGGCCGCGCAAAGTTGAAGGCGAATCGCCGGACCTGAACAGAATCTCCGCACCATTCTCAAGGATGGCGATGTTGTCGGTGCGGCGGTAGAGGTTCTCGTTCCACAGCCCCAGCTTCGTGGCCACCTCGACGAACGCGCGGAACGTGGCATCGGAGAGCATCCGGTAGTTGGGACCGACAATGGCGTAAAGACATCCCGGCTGGGATTTAACGCAGAGATCGAACGCCCCGGCGATTGACTTGCCGCCCCCCACTCCGCTAACGAATCCGCGGTAGATTTTGTTGGAGTCGGTGAATATCTTCTGCTTTGGATGCAGGAGGATAGTCACCTCTCCCCCGGCGGGGAGCGTGGGATGCGCGCTCTTCTTTCTTGTTCCTGCCCGCGCCATCCTTGGCGTCTTTCTGCTACTTCAGCAATCCGGCTTCTTTGGCGGCCAACACTTGGCCATGATCGCGCACCTCGACGACGTTGATTTGGAGTTTGCGCTCAGTCTTGTCTACCTGCACCCGCATTGGCTGCTCTAGTCCCAACAGCCTGGCCCGATGTTTGGCAATCTCAATCAGAACTTTATCGTATGCCGGATTTCCGGCCTTGCCCTTCGTGGTCTTGAGTTCACGAATTTCTCCGTCCTTGTCGAGAACTTCGCGAATTGTCTCCTCTGGCTCGCACGACTTCTCCGCCTGCGTGGCAAGCCACTCCTCCCGTGCGTCCAGCTTCCGCTCCTCAAACTGCCTAACCAGTTCGAGATCATCGGCCGGCGCCGCCTCTCGGATGGCCTCTGCGAGATAGCGAGACACAAGCGGTGTCTTGACTTCAAGTGCATCGGCGATCTTGGCTACAGACCATCGACGATTGCATGTCAGGAACAGGATGATGGCTTTGGCGGTGCGCGCAGCACAGTTTCCCTGGATTGCTGAGAAGTCGAATCCCTTTCCGGAGACCGGGGGAACCTGCTCGTCGAGTTTTACCAGGAGCGCCTGGTATTCCGCCTCGTCGGCATCCGGGAGCTTGACGCATTCGACATCAATTGGTTCGTCTTCCATCCTCAGCCGCCCCCGACGAAGTATCGCATTGCCACGCTGACGATCGTGGCGATAATGGCGCACCCAGCAAGGATTTTCGTGATCCACCACCCGCTGGCTGTCTTGCATTCCTCCAACTTTGAGATCCGAGATTCGCCGTTTTCGATCTGGCCTGCCTCAAGCCGAATTATCCGCGCATCGTACCCCTCCCGCCCATTGCCGAGCACCCTTGGCCGGCAGAGCTGGCACATGGCATTCGAGGTTCTTACCTCGGCGGTCAAGTCGGCCAGAATCTTCTTGACCTCGCCGATCTGTTCGTGGAGAATCTCGATGTCGTGGGGAGGCATGGAGATCTTTCTAGGTGTTGAGATGCTCTGGAAACGCCTCGCGACGGCTGCACTGCGCGCTGACCAGCAGGGTGCATTGCGGCCCAATCTTGCGATGCGGATTGTTGGCCGGGAGATCAACCGTACACCGATAGTCTGGCTGGTCAGCACCCCCATCCAGGCACAGATCGGAGTGGATGCAATGGCGAATTTCCGCCAGAGTCGATTCTGGAATCTTCATCTGTTGTCCTCCGCACCCCGCTGGTCACAGCGACGGTCATTTAGGGTGTGTTTGTGTGGCCGTCTGCGCCGGCGGGGTGTTTGTGGGCTTCTTCCTGGCTAGGATTCCGAATGCTTATCAGCCACCGCGACTTCCGGGAGCGGTCCGTCTGCGACCACCAGTCCGCCCGGCTCCAGGTGCGTTCCTGCTGGCAGTGATGCCGTCCCCACCGGAACAGCCACCAGCGGTCCGTAGTCCGAGTCCAGCGCTGCGTCGATGGCAGCCCTGGATTTCTGAAGTTCATCGGCTGCCTTGCGGACGGCTGCGTAGGTATCCCTGTGCCGCTGGTAGGCGGCTTCGGCCAGTTCTGCTGCCGTTTCGTTGGCTGCCGTGAGAATGACGAGAGACTGCTTGGCTGCGTCAGCCCGCGCAACCAAGGCGCTGAGATTTGGGGTCATTGTCCACTTCCTTGTGAATCTTCTTCAATCCATTCCCACGATACGCGGCAGTTTTCGTCAACTGACCATCGCGCAAGACCGCGACGAACCATCATCATCTTCCAGTCGCGGTCAGCCTCCTCATATCCGGCTCGCTTTGCATTCTCACACCCGAATCCGCAGGATACATGCAGAGCAACTGCCAGGGTGAATACTCCGACCACCACTATGGAGAAAATGATCGCCGCAAGTGCTGAAGTCGCCATGTTCACGGCGCCCTTAGTGATGTCAGAAGCCGGTGGATGTTCCGGGCAGATTCCTCCATGCGCGCCTGAATCTGGCGATCGCGTACTCTTGGCAGATCGACTTCTAGGTGGGCGCGGACATCAAGCTGCGAGCGATTGTCGCCAGCGGATCGCAACTGGACAGACATCTGGTAGTCTTTGACTCCACCCTGCGGCCTTCCTGGCGCAAGGCGGCACTCGTATCTGTAGCCCACTGCGTCCACCGTTAGGCGATCCTCAAGTACCGCCCACACCGACCCAATCGGAGTGCGCTTTTGAACACAGAAGATGTTCCCGCGTCTCCACACAACACTGCCACCAGCAGCGCTAGAGATGGCGTCGGGGTGTGCCTGCGCCCACGACGCCACGGTTGCCGATGGAATGTTCACGACAAACGAATCGGACACGTCACCAGACGCGCCAAGCAGGCACACGGAGAGTAGCGTGGCGTACAGCATCATGCGCCACCGGGCGGGGTTGCCTTTGGAAGCGGGCCACCAGATGTCGCGGCCTTTGCCGCCTCAACGGCGCCGATGGCTGCGGCGACCGGCGCACCGCCGGGAACGGCGGCTACGGCGGCTTGTGTGGCGACGTGGAGGGCTGCCTTGGCGGCCGACTCGACTCCGCTCAGGCGGTCGTGGATGGCGTTGATGCTATCCTCGCCCTTGCCGAGCGCCGTTCCAATGGGGCTGTCGTGGACGCGAAGGATTCCCTTGGCGAGAAGTCCTTTCAGCCCACCCTCCTCGGCATCTGCCTTGAGCTTCTCCCCCTTGCTCTCGACGATGTGGTGGACGCCACCCTTCTTCCACAAGATGAACAGGCCGATGATGGCCACGATCAGCCAGATGTGATCGAAGTTGTCGATCTTCTTCCAGAGATCGCCAATGACGCCCGGCTGGCTTTCCAGCTTGTCTTGGATCTTTTCCTTGACGGCTTCGGCCTTTTCTTTCAGCGTTTCCGGCTTCGGCTCTGGCTTCGCCTCCGGTGCCAGGGGAATTACCGGCTGTTGTTCCACGGGCTGCTTGGCCCCGGATGCAATCTGCTCTTGAATCCTCCGCAGGTTGTCGTTGACCTGTTGAAGCTGGGATGCTACGGCGGCATCCTTGGCTGCCTGCCCATCGCGATAGGGGAGGACATAGCCTCCGGCGGGCTTCGCCGCGAGATCGACGCCGCACCCCGGGGAAACTGTGTCGGGGATTGGTGCCATTGGCTGATACGGCTCTGGTCCGATACCGGCTGGCGTGCACCCCGCTGGGCCGCAGCCCTCGGGGCCGTTCATCGGCGGCGTCGGGCGCCTTTGGATGAACTTGGAAGCCGAGGCTCCGACTGGACGCCACTCATCACCACCACTGGAGTGCTGATAAACTACACCACCCGATACCACATCTACTGCGGTATTGGATTGAGTTTGGTATCCTCGCATGGCGTCTCTAATCGCAACGTGCAACCTTCCTGCCTGCACGCACCACACTCCGTCTGCATCATCGTTGCCCCCCCAAAGGATTCCCACGACACGACCGCGTGCGTTATACACCGGACCTCCCGAATCTCCGTTTCGAGAATGTCCGCTGATACCAAACCAATCGTCTGGACCATCACTGCCGGCTCCGCTGTAGCGTCTGTAGCCGATAAATCTGCCGGAATTTACCGCAAACTTTTCGTCTGGGCCATATCCACACGATTCGAGTTTGTCGCCATCCGCCAGAATCGCCGCCTTCCCAAACTCCAGGTCTGCTGGCTGTACACCCTGCGGAATGCCGTCAAGTTGCAGAACTGCGCAGTCCCACACGACATCGGCGTTGAGAAGTCGCGCCGTGTGAACGGCGCCGGTAGACAATCGCACTCTAATTGCCTTGGCATCGCGCACGACATGCCGCGCCGTCAGCACTACCAGCCTTGCGCCCCACCTCACCAGCACGCCGCTTCCCATGCTGTGGGGGATGCCGACGTGGCCACTCTTCATGCGCACCGGAACGATGCTGTCGGCGCAGTCGATCCTGACCACGGATGGATGGTAGTTTGGCGACTCGTATCGCCACACACCACTGGACGGCGCGTTCTGCGTCACCCGCGGCCTGCGCTGCATCTGGGACACCAGCCGACTGCGCGTAGTCACACCCTCGACTCGATCCAAAATCACACCATCCGACACGACGAATAGCGTTGGGACTGCCTGAACTCCCCACTCCTTCGCCACCTCCGGTCGGCGGTCGATATTGACCCTCCGAACGTCGTATCCCTCGCTGGCCAGTTGGTCGATCATCGGCGCCATGGTCTGGCACGGCGCGCACCAGTCGGCGTAGAAATCAACAATCACAGACTCGTCCGGGCACGCCATAGTGGCGCCCAGCGTCAGTCCGAACACGACGATGCAGAACATCGCCAACCAGAACAGAACTCTCTCCCTGCGACTCATCGGGTTTCCCCTCCTTGTGAGATGCGGCGCGTGGCCATCTTGGTATCCACCAGCAGGTCCATCCCGCTTAGGTGTCTCCAGTGACGAGGATGAGGCGTGGCCCTTTCGGCCTTGGCTCTCTTCCGTTGCGCGCGCTGGAACTGCATGATCTTGTTTCCGTCGTTGCTCATGGATACGCCTCTGCGATCTGGTCATGGCTCCAGAACAGCGTCCACTTGTAGGTGCAGAATTTCGGATTCGCCAGATCGCCCGGGACAACATCGCAGTCGAATTCCCTGAACTTTGGACCGCCACCGTGTTGAATGGCGGCGTGGACGAGGGCAGAGCAATCTCGCGGACACTGCGGGGACTCGCTGTTCGGGAGTGGCGGAATGCGCTCGCCGAGCTTGCGGCGTAGAAACACACGAAGGATGTGTCGCCAAGAATAGCGGCTTCCCGCCGCCCTGCACATGAACGCCCACGCCAGATCAGGATACCACGCCTTGCGACGGATGCGGTACACGTCGTAGTATCCCGGCCACGCCTTGACCTCGGCAGACAATGAGATCAGCCTGGCGTCTTTGTGCTCTCGGGTCTCTCCAAGCATTAGGACGCTGTGCGGCTGGATGCCCGCATAGCCGATCATGGTGGCGTGGGAGTATTCGGAATCGGTCACGTCGTTGATGGCGCGGCCCGCGATTCCAGATGCACGCGACAAGAGGATGTCCCCCGTTTTGAGGGACATGCGAACCGAGTGGTACTCTACCGGGAAGATTGCGTTCATTGGTCGTCCCTGACTACATGCGCATCCGTGCCGCTATACCTTATCGTCAAAAAAGTCTTCTGGAGTTCTGAATTTCCGAAATAATTTCAGGGTTTTTTGCAAGATGATCCTCACCAAACCCTTTGAGATGCCCAGCCTGCCACCAACGTCAGCCATTGTCATCCCATCAAAGTAGTACATCCACAGGATGGTGCGGCTGCGTTCTGGAAGTGACTTGGTAAACTCGGCAAAATTCTCCTTTCTGTCGAGATCGCACTGAACTTGCCTCGCCGGTCGTGTTCCTGTCGTTGTTGCATCCGTGGCCTGACACCAAATGCCCAATTCACCGCTGGCGGATTCGATGACTACTTTCTCAGAAATCCCGAGATGCTCCGCCACCTCGGAGTCCGTTGGGCGCCGGCCAAGTTGTTGTGACATGCGCTCCCTTCCGCGCTCGACTGTTTTTGCAACCAATCGGCGACCGCGCTTCCCCCTACCCTCCATCCTAAGCGCGTTAGCAACAGCTCCACTCACATGGTGTGATAGGTATGTTTTGAACAGAACACCCCTACTTGGATCGAATTCTGGTATGGCGTTGGCGAGAATGCGCTCTGCAACGCTAGAAAGGATGCTTCCGCACAGCGCGCCGCAGTGTTTCTTGGCAAGGAGCACCTCGACCTTGCGGCACACCCAATCCCAGTGGTGTTCCAGGATCGCGTTCCTGGCGACATCTGTAGGGTTAGCACGATAAGCCTCCCACAGCCCAGCGTCGTCCGCATCCTTGCGTTCTTTCGCCATAGCAGCCATCCATAGCCCTTGATTGTGCAGTGTGCACTGGCATGATAGCCGACCAAGGATTCTGTGTCAATGCCAGTTTTCTAGGCGGCGAGTTCTGCGGCGCGGCGCATCCTGGCGCGCACACAATCCACGAAATCGGTGAACAGGACAATCCCCATTCTGGACCCAGGCCCCTCCAATTCGGGGTGAAATTGGACGCCAACAGCGAACCACTCGGTTGTACTCTCGATGGCCTCCACGATGCCGTCCGAACATCTTCCAGTCACCAAGAAGCCAGGCGCCACGTCGTCTACGGCTTGGTGGTGGACGCTGGAGACCCTTGCCGTTATGCAATCGCAAAAGACGCGGTGGATGAACGATCCATCCTCTGTGAGCATGGGATGTCCGGTGGTGGGATCAAATGGGTCGCGGTGCGCGATTGCTTTCGGCCGGTCCTCCGGGATGTCCAGGAACAGAGTGCCTCCGCCGTGTACGTTCAGGAGTTGCATTCCGCACCCAATGCCGAGGGTGGGAATCTTCCTGGCCTTCAAAATGCCAACCAGCATCCGGTCGAAAGTCTCGCGCCTGGAATCCAGCATCCGCATCGTGTGATGAAGCTGAAACCCATCTCTCCGGCAGTCGAGATCGGCGCCTCCGGTCAACACGACCCCATCCATGGCGTCCAACACACAGTAAATGTCCAACTCGCTTCTCAGCGGTGGGATCAGAAGTGGAAGCCCGCCCGCCTCGGAGATCGCGTCATAGTAGCCCGAGTATAGGCAGGAGAATGATCCGTTGTCAGCCGCGCGATAATCCAGATTGATTCCAATAATAGGCTTGCGGGTCATCCGCATCTCCTTGCGTTGGTTTACCCTCCAGCGGGACTTCCGGAAATCGGAATTCCCCCTGGCTTGTCCTCCAATACGTCCATGCAATTACAAGATGTCCTCGAACCCCCCTCCTTTTGTTTTACGAACCATGCGGAATTGAAAGAACGGATAGCGCTCGCGGGCCGCAAGGAATCGTATCCTCGCCGCCTCGCGGGTGAATCCCTTGACTTCAATGAAGATGAACTCTGTCATCAGCAGGGCTGTCTCGCGCACGACAAGGAAGTCTGGGGTGTACCTGCATCGCTTTCCATCGGCCTCCACGATGACCAGTGTGATTGGCTCATAGGCCCACCAGAGAATTGTGCCGCCATTCTTCTTGTCTTCCAACTCCCAAGCGTACTGCTGCTCGGCCTTGCTCTTGTACGGAGACTTCCTGGCCGTCGGCTTATTCAGCGGAGGCAGGCAGCCTCGCGCGACCAGGGCGTCGTATTCTGCTTGCGAGATTCTCATGCGTCTGTGTCTAGGGCGTTGAATATCTTTCCGCGTAGGGTTCCGTGTCTCGCGTCACTCCTGGCGATCTCTGCCCGAAGTTCAACGACCTCCCTGGCCAGTCGGTCGCGTTCCGCGCGAATGTCCTGGTCAGCGTCGAACAGGCCGGCGTCGAGGCCGTATGCTTCGAGCACACGCTGGGCAATCCACTTTCTCAGCTCCGCTGTGGCCGAATCAGTTCCGGTGAATGCCTTGGACGCGATCCACTGGCCGACCGAGTTGAACTGGATGGTTAGTCCTGATATGCGATATGGCGTTCCCCGGAAATTCCCCAGGAAGATCGCACCATCGTGCGCGCTTTCCAGCTCTTGCCTGGCCAATAAGAATAGCTCGTTCAGTCGGTCAAGGCATTCTTTCGTATGTTTCGTTGTCATGGCCACTCCTTGGATTAGAAGGTCCACCTCGGAAACGGATACTTTCCATCACCCATCATCCCCTCCAGTTCCGCCGCCTCCAGCAGAACCTCGCCCTCTGTGATTGCATCATCAGCCCGCCCACGCAATCGGTTGACCTGTACGCGGTCGTAGCCGCCTGGATCGTTCATCTTCTTCAGGGCTAGTTGACGGGCGATTGGCATGGAGTCAAGGTGGGCGGCGTGGCATCGTTGGCACGTTCGGACGAGAGCGCATCTTTCGTTGAGCGACTTTTCTCTGTTCGGGCCACGAGCTATCTCGTGTGTTTCTAACGATGGAGGCCACGTGTTGATCGCCTTTGTTCCGCAAAGCCAGCAGCGGTCGAATGCGGCCGAGAACTCTTCGCGATGGCTAGGCACTACACCCTCCGCAGTCAAACTCCCCCGCTGCACCGATCCCGACGCCCGGCGGGGGCGGGCTAAAATCAGCCGTTAGGCGGTGGCCTATCGGGGTAAACGCTCAGTGCTACACGTTGGGCTCGGCGCGGGGGTTGCCAAAGAAGGCGGAAACCACGTGCGAGTTGTCCCAGGGGCGGGGGAAGGAATCGAACCTTCGTCAACCGGCTTATGAGACCGACCGTGGAGCCAACACCACTCCCCGCCGCGCACCCCTCCGGTTGTACTTCCCGGTTCCGGGCTGGGGTCGCCCTGTTTCCCCAAGCACACCGTCGTTATCAGTCGGCACCGTTGCAACCTTGCGGTTGATCGGACTGGCCGTGATTCCCCGCGAGGAACGGCGGGGTACGAGTGACGCTTTACAAAAGGCGGGGCTCGGTCTCGAACCGATCCTGTGGTAATAACATCCCCCAGTTTAGCCATTGGCCGCTAGCAGGCCCCCCGTCAGACAGCTTCCATGCCGTCCACACCTCTTCCCTGATCCGTTACCGTAGCTGGCTTGGAATCCTCTGGCGAAGTTTCCGCGCTGCTGTCAACTGCTTCAGCCACACATCACGGGCCTTCGCGTGTACAGCGCGAACTTCTTCTGGAAGGTGACTGGCATCGTAATACAGGAAATATGCGAGCACGTATGGGTCGATTCCACTAATCTCCCTGAACGCCTCCAGAACTCGACGGGAAAACTCGAACGACCCGGACTCGCAGTACGACCACGTGCTCTTTCCGATTCCGCAATCCGCCGCCACGCGGGCCTTGTCCCATCCATTGGCCTCGCGGATCAGCTTGACTGCCTTATGCACCGGCACTCGCCAGCCGGCCATTTTGTAGCGCCTCAGCATATCGTCCCCGCTCTCCTTCGGGAATGCTGCGAATGTACTCCCGGAGATCCTTGAATCCCCTTGGCGGCAGCTTCCATCCTACCTGACGGTCCAGCTTCGCGGCGAGCGCCACGGCTGTCTGGATTGCGCCGGCCCGTCCTGGCCAGCACACAAGGCACCCCCGGCACTTCGGGTCGTGTCCGGTCTCCAGCGAGTGCAATTTGGACTTCCTGTCGTTCTCCGCGGTGACAATGATCTTTCGCTTTCCATGCTTCCGAAGCATCTCCACGAGCATCTGGATGCCGCCAGTGTTCGACGGGCGGCCAATGACGCACAGCCGAAGTGTCAGGGCGGCGGCAACGTCCGATCCGCCCTCGACGAGCCAGATCGCTCCCGGGTACTTGTCCCAGCCGTCGCAGTACGACAACCCACGGCGCGATCCCTTGCAACACAGCTTGCTCCTCCCGTCCGTGGAAGGAGCAAGCATCCTCCGCTGTATCCCGATGATCCATCCTCGGGAGTTCCTCTCCGGGAAGGTCCAGCAAGCTGGACCAAGCTCCTCGCTGTATCCGACCCCGAGCATCTGAAGCGCCGAACACGATACGCCAAGTTGTACGGCCAGGGCCGGAAGCCTGTCAAGACCAGTTCTCGCGGATTTCTCGGCTATGGGAGTCCACCTGGCGGCCAACTCCTCATCGGACAGGCGGCGCTGCCGTGGAGGGATGGGGGCCAGAAGGCTGTCGGTGTCCTTTGGGTGCAGCCAACCACCGCCCTTGCACGGCCTGTCGGACTGGACTCGCATACAATGCACCCACCTTATTCCGATTGAGCACCAGTCTGATTTTCCGCAACGCGGGCAAGGGGATTCGTTGCTCGCACCGACCCACCCACCAGAGATTATTTGTTCCGGCTGTGCCATGGCCTCGTGAGAATGTCTTCGGTTGACCACCCGGCCTTCAGCCGTTGGTAAAGCGTATCGCGCGTTAGCCCGACCTCCTCCGCCCAGGCTGCTATGCACAGCGTTTTGCCGCCGTATGTCAGAAAGTTGTTTCTGGCTTGATTTCTTCGCTGAGTGCGCCTCGTTGCCCACCGGCAATTCCATGGCTCGTAATTCCCGTCGTTGTTAATTCGGTCGATGGTGTATAGCAAGCTGGGCCTCGGACCCATATCCGACAGGAACGCCTCGAATGAGTTCATCCACCTGGAGCAGATGGAAATTCCCCTTCCTCCGTAGCGGTGGTGTTCGTGGTGCCTTGGATTTCTCACCCGATACTTCATCTCCGACCAGCTTCGGTAGGTGGGGGATTTCGTCATGCGGTGAGTGGGGTGCCCGTCTCTCATTGTATCACTGACAGTAATTTTCCTCGCGCGTTACACGCTCCAATCCGTCGCCCATTACTACCTCAGTAGTTCATCCAAACGCACTCGGTCTTGATTTCCTTCGTCTTCGCGCTGCTGGCCTTGTTGTCGATCTGGATGTCAACGCGCCGCCATCCGGCCTTGTCTGCGATCTTGTCGTAGAGTTCCGATCGGTAGCCGCTCAAGAGGAACTTGCCATTTATTGCCGACAGCACCCCAAGTAACTCGACGTGTTCCGTTTCGGTCATCTCGTATTCGTAGGCATTTGGAACCGAGCGTGTGGAGTGAAGATACGGAGGATCGAGGTAGTAGAGTGTCTTGGGTCCGTCCTGCTGTCGGATGACTGAGCAGGCGTAGTCGTTCAGGATCACCACCCGCTTCAGCCGCTCATGTGCTGCGGGAAGGCCCTCGATGGCCGCGAGCCACGACGACACCTGCTCATTCATTCCACGTCGGGTTCTGTTGCGAGACAGGGTAGCAAAGCAATCCCCGAGGCCCTGGCGAGATTGCCTATAGCGAACGAAGAACTGCACGGCGCGGTCTAGCGCCGTCCACCGCTCGGGGTGGTGTCTCTCGGAGAATGCCTTCTTGAATTCCTCGGATGAGAATGGGACGGCCTCGATTCTCCGCTGGAACATGGCGAACGAGTTGTCGTCAGCCAAGTGTCTCCAGAAGTTCGCCAACTCCCCATTCAGATCATTGGCGACCTCGCTTTTACCTTCTGGATCATGCCGAAACAGAACGGCGCCACCACCAAAGAATGGCTCGACAAAGTGGGTGTATGTGCCGCGCGGTGGAAACAGACCGATGATCCGCTCGGCAAGGTAATGCTTCCCACCGTGCCACTTCAGGGGCAGGCTGGCTTCCATTATGATTCCCCCCGCTCCGCGGCCGGCGGAGCATCGCCGTCGATAATGCAGTCGGCGCGGACATTCAGCTCGACCGTGACACACCAGACGTTTTCGGGGATCTCCAGTGAGCGCTGGATGGCAGCCCACAGCATCTTTCCAACGAAGTCGGGCGCCTTCAGTTCCTTCGGCACGCTGACCTGGCCGGGCTCCAGATCCTTCAGCTTGCATGTGAGAATCAAGATTGCGCCTCCTGTGCGACGAGCGGCAGCTTTGCCTGGGCGGCGTCGGCGGCCTCCTTCGCCTCGTCCTCCAGGACTCTCCTGAGAGCGTTGAGGTGCCGCGCCCGCGCGCTGTTGACCTTCGCCAACTCCGCGAGCGATTGCTCAGTGGAGGCGATGGTAACGCCCTCGGCGATAGGTCCAAGCGGGACGAGGTGGCCCTGGAAGGTGGCGCGATCCTTCAGGATGCGCAACTGCGAGTTCAGTGCCTTGCGGGTTGCCTTGAATCGGGTGTCGAGAAGGGCCAGCTCGCCCTCGATGTCGGCAACGGTCACGGCGTACTTTTCTGTAAGACTCATTGGACTCCTCCATGACGAGTGGTTTGGTGAAAGTGAAGACTATACATGGTTTCTTCTGGGCGTGCAAGAGCAGTTCATTGGTGGAGCGATTTTGGCCCCACCCTCTGCTCCGTGCCGGGAGGTTTTTGGAGAGAATGCCAGGCACCGCCTGCCAGCCAAGTATTCGGTCTGGACTACGGTGTCGCTGTCCGCCCAGAACGGCACAGCTACCCCGCAGACGCCGTAGGTATATCCCGGAATTCGCTTGAACGGAATCCAGGACGCACAATTTTCGCAGCACCGCGCAATTGGATCACTCATCGCAGCCTCTCTGGCGGCAGGTCGGAAATCTTCTCGTACCAATCTCCTGGATCTACGGGCATCCTGGCCAGGTTTTTCGGCGGGTAGTAGTGCTCGTTGTAGAACATCCACGCCATGGCTTGGTTCGCCGTCCGGCCCTTTCGCCGCGCGCCGTAGAAGTATCGGTCCCACGTCTTCTGGGTGTCCTCCTTCATCGCCGTTCTACGCGGCTTGAAACTTGGGCCCTCGACCATCTTCAGGTTGCCGTTGATCTGCACTACGATCCTAGACCGCTTGTGGCACTCGTGGCCGCACGCCGGGCATGTTGGCCCAGAAAGGCGGGCCATTCCGCACTTCGGGCAGATGATGGGCTCCGTTTCTGGGCGTTCTCGCATGGCCTCTTGGCGCATCCCGGTCACGCGGTATCCAGACATGCCCAAGCCCCATTCCCGGTCCTCGTTTAGGCTTCCGTGCCGGACGTAATTGCCGCCGTGGTCCTGAATGCAAACTGCCTTCATGGAGGGATGTGCACGAAGGGTCCGTCCGCCCGCCTGGAGGTAAGTCTTGAGGCTGCCGAATACGCAAGCAAAAATACAGTGGGCCAGGTGGGGGAGGTCCACACCCTCCCTCAAGACGAACCTGTTGCATATCACCTGAACCTCTCCAGTAGTCGTCATGTCCAGGATTCTGTGGCGGGTCTCGTCGTCTGATTCTAGGTATTCCCCGGCGTGCCAGATTTGCTTGGCGTCGATGTGGGCCGAACGGATGCCGGCCCTGTGGAATTGCTCGGCGAAGAAGATGCTGCCGGCAACGTCCGGCGCAAAGAGAATGGTTGGCTTGCCTTCCGGGTTGAGACGCTTCCAGTGGGTGAGGACGCGACCAAACACCCCCGGGCGCATCATCGCCCTGGAGTTCTCCCGGTCGGTCAGGTCTTCGCCAACGCGGTAGTTTTTTATGTGTTTCAGGTCCGGCTCATCCGGGCAGTAGGTGTATGCCGGAACCAGGGCGCCACAGGCGCGTCCCTCGCTGGTAGTTCCAGCCACCACCAGCTCATCCCACTCTCCGGCCAGATCCAGCGGAGTGGCGGTCACGCCAACAATAGACGACCCCTGGTCGTAGTGCTGCTGGAGTATCTTGAGAAGCATCTCTCCGCCTTGTGCGTGAAGCTCGTCCCCCATTGCCAAAGGCGCTTGATGTAACTCCCGCTTGTGTCGCTTGAAGACGGCTGAGAACTCGGATTGGGTCATGCAGAGTTGGACATCCCGAAGAAGTGCCGGCTTGTGGCCGGCTGCGCGGATTCCGTGGTCGATCCCGTGCGCCGACAGGACGCGAGAGGTCTGATCCAGCAGAAGCCTGCGATGGGTGTAGAGAACGCTTTTCAGCCAATCGGCCGAAGCGTATTGAGTGAGGGCGATCATCATGCGCGACTTGCCCATGCCGGTCGGGCTGGTCAGCACGATCCTCCGACTCCCGCCGGCAATGGCATTCACGACCTGCTGGCACCCGCGAAGCTGGTGCTGCCAGAAATCACTTGGCCACGCGAAGTCGCCCACCTACTTCGCCTCCACCTGATAGTAGACGTGAAGCGTGGTTTGTCCGGGTCGCGCGGGTGGCGTGGATGCCTCGACGCGAACGGTCTGTTTGTTGCCTGCGCATCCGGCGCACAGAATGATCGCTAGGACGACAAAAACGCGAGTCATTATTTCTTCTCCTTTAGTGCCGAGACCATGGCGTCAGCGTACTCCAGCGCCACCTCGACAACAGTGTCCATGGGATCGAAGGCATTTAAGCTGGGGTTGTTCCCGGAAAGCAAGCCTTGCAACGCCATCCCGGCGAACCAAGCGCGGAGAGACATGCCCTCTACAACTTTGCTTCCCTCCCACAATTCCTGGGTTCTTGGGAACGCTGGTCCGCCATCATCAACCTTCACGGCATTGTCCTCCCTGTTATGTTGCTTTCGGTGCAAAGTCCCTCTGCCACGCCAAAATCTCATCGAAGATGGCATTCATGTGCTGTCGGACCACCTCCTCGTGCGCTGCGGCAATGGCATTCTTCTTCCCTCCGCACGCCTCCAGCGCACGAGTCTTTACCCTGACAAGCGCGCTGGCCGCACGCTCCAACTCGGACAGTTCCTTAATGGCAACTATCGGGCGGTCTATCGTCGGCTGAGGTCGGTGGTTCTTGACCGCATTGGCCGCAGCCCTGGAGCATCCGCGCCACTCACTCCTCGGCTTGGAAACGATGCTCGCAAGGACATCCGGGGCAGCACCGGCCAGGATCAGCGCCGCCTTCTTGTCGATGTCTCCTTCCAGGATGGCGTCCCTTAGCTCCGGGGACTTAGATGCGATCTTGTCGAGTGCGCGGCTGAGTTGGATGTCGCGCTGGACCTGCCTTTCGGATACTCCGGTATCCTCGGCGACACCCTTGATGATCTTGGATTGCGGCAAGCGATCTGGCTCATCAACGGAGAGCATCGCCGACTGCCGCTCCATGAACAGTTTTGCTCGCAGTTGGGAATACTGAGCACTGCTGGCGTTGCGCCTGCCGAGTTGATTTCGGATGCTCCACCGGATGGCGGCGGATCGGTCGGGGAAATCCTTCCCGACAGTTGGGTACGGGATGTCTTTGTGGCAGCAGATCAGGTGGCGGTTGTAACCGTCTACAATCGGATGCTTGCCTTCGGGGTCATTCCAGTAGACGATGGGGTCGCGACAACCCTCTTCGATCAGCGATTCCTCAAGGTATTGCAGCTCCTCGCCAGTGAGCTTCCAGCAGACAGCCGCAAAATCCGGGTCAATAGTCAGTCGCTCGTTCATGTGTCTCCATCCATGGTGACATGGTGTGTGCTATCTTATCGACAGAACGCGGTGGGCGTCAACGCTGGTTTTCGGCGCTCTCGCCCGACTCCTTGATGTACGTCGTAAGCCAGTCCCGAAGAACCGTGGCCGAGTGGCGGTAGTCAAAAGGGAATCCAGCTTTCGATGCACTCGGGGCGGTCACATCGCCCGATGTCCCAATTCTTTTTTGGTAGCACGCGGTTGCATACTTCGCAACGCGGCGGGAGGAGCGTGTTCCAAAACCACCTCCGAAACCTCATCCAGCGCCCAAGGATGGGATCGAGGGCGCCCGTGCTCAGGAAGTCATAGTCGTAGATATGCGCCCCGCAGCGACCGCAAAATGGACCTTCATCGGATGCCTCGCACCCGAATAGGCGGCAATGAATTCGCATGACCCTCTCCTGTGTAAAATTTGCTCCCGTGGCGCTCGCCACTTGACCCGGGAGCGCGCCGCTAGCAGCGCCAGGTTCCATGGTTTTCGGACGTCGCGTGACGACCGGGCGATCCTGCCTCCGGCACCTGAAACCCATGGCAGTGCGCTCTTGGTTCAGTATGGAATGTCTTCTTGCTCTCCCATCGCAGCCCCGTCGATCCGCTCGTCGATCTCGGGGGGGGCGGTGGTGTCGGCTTGCGACTCTGCCGCCGCGTCTGCCTGCCGCATTCTGCCAGGCTTTGTAGCGACCACCATTCCATCCTCGATGAGGATGCCGCACGGCCCGGCGCTGGAGTCAACCACCTCCAGCCAGACTTGCGTGTCGTACTTCTCGGCTAGACCGCAGACCGTGGCCATTTGTTCCTCATCCAGTAGGCTGGCGTCCCGTATCAGCGCTACGCGCAACCTGGGATGCGCGGCAGCCGACATGGCGAAGGACACGGCAAGCTGCTCTGCGCCGCTGGCCTGCGAGAACGGCAGGCCGTTGTAGGTCACTCCAGAATCATCGAACCCAAGTCCCTCGATGGGCCACTGAACGGCTGACAACTTCCGAGATTTCTCGGCGTCGATGGCGTCCATTTTCTCGGTCAGATCGCGGCCTGCAAGTTCAGCCTGGTCGCGCTGGCGGGCCAGCTCGGCGCGCTGCCGCGCCTTGGCGACGTTGGCATTGGTTTCCTGGGCGGCGATGATCTGCTGTTGGATCTCGTCCACATCCTGGTCTTCGAGTACGGCGACGGTGGCTTTCTGGGCATCGAGCACCGCCTGCGCCTGTTGCTTGGCTGTAAGCACGGCTTCCAGTGCCTTCTTGGCGCGAGCCAACCGCGCCTCAAGATCTTCGACAACGCCCTCCAGGTTCGCCACCTCTTGGGATTTGGAATTGACGGCATACTCGCAACTGCGGATCTTGTCACGCTCTCTCTGGTTGTCTGCGTTGTGGGCTTGGCGGCGCTTCTGCTCGACCATCAGCGACATGGCACTCACCTCATCGGCCGGAGTATCGTCTGGAACCGAGATTCCGGCGACCTGCGCGGCGTACTGCTTGGCTTGCTTGTGGGCGAAGGTCCGCTGTTCGTAGAGTTGCTTGCGCTCCGCGTC